TTCAAGCAACTGCACTTGAAGATATTGGTCCAATTATAGATAACCTACGTCAAAACATGACAAGATTTGATGAAGCAACAGGCGAAACAGTTACAATTTTTGAAAATTTCAATCAAAGTCTAAATGCAATAATGACAGAGCTTAGAGAAGACCAAGCAAAACAAATTGAAGATGGTAACTCTTTACTAAATGTCAACAGAGAAGTAGATGTACTCTTTGCAAATGCAAGTAGTGCATTCCGCACAGAACTAACACAATTATTCCAAAGACCAGAAGTGTTGACAGGGTTGGGCAGTGTAGCTGAAACAGTAGCAGGAATGAATGACCCTTCATTAATGAATGGACTTTTCGATACAGCAGCAGAAACAATGTTACGTAGTGACGATATCGAAAGCAGAATTAACACCATATTATCTAATCCAGATGCATTTGGTATGAATGATCAAGACATTGCTACACTTGAGGCTGCATTACTTCAAATTCAAGAAGCACAAAATACGATAGAAGATACCGGTAGTACTGGAGCCGAAGTATCTGCTGCGGAACAAACGCTGGCAAACGCAATGAACAATATCCATATACAAGGTGTATCTGTTGAGGCTGCTGCTGCATTTGATGCACTGAGAGGCGATCGCATTAACCGGTTAGCAGCAGCAGTTGCAGCAGGAGTTGTCACAGGACAAAACGATCCTGCAGTACAAGAAATACTTGACGAAGGTACACGAAATAACGTATCGGCATTATCTCGTATAGTGGATTGGTTTCAAAGCAACATGGGCTACAGCACAGGTACACTTGGAGAAACAGGAGAATTATTTAGAGATTTTGGTACAGGCACTCCAGCTATGCTACATGGAGACGAAGCAGTTATTCCTAAAAATTCTGCTGAAGGCAAATTGCTTTCGGCATTTCACAACGGTACTCTTGATTCATTTATGAATGGCACACCGGGATTAGGCCTTGATACAATGGGAGTACCTTTAGATAATATGACACATGCTTTCACTGCTGCTATTGGAAATATGGAACAAATAATGTTAGGAACATCATTAAGTGCCGAAGCTCAAATGTTAAAAGCAATTGAAGGTTTAAATACTATAGTATCATCTAATACTGAAAACGAAAATAGCAATACAGAAAATGCACAATATGGTAATCAAGCGCCCAATCAAGAGGTAGTAAGACGCTTAGAAGAGTTAAATACTACTATGAAGTCAGCAGTAGCTCATTTAGCTCAATCTAACCGTTATGGTAAAGATAGTGTTAGGGCACAACAAGCAATGACAGGAAATCTATTCCAAGGCGTAGGTTAATAGGAAAATAAATGAGTTGGAAAAAATATTTTACGCCAGTTACAGATGGCACACAAGCAGGAACTTATAGTCCTGTAGGCAGTTCTAGTAGTAATCCTGGACCGGCTCGAACAAACTATAGTTCATACTTGCCCGATGTATATGTTGGCGCACCAAATAGAATTGACCGTTATAGTCAATACGAAACAATGGATCAAGATTCAGAAGTTAATGCTGCGCTTGATATTCTAGCAGAATTTTGTTCGCAAAAAGATAAAGAAAGTGATTTACCTTTTGAACTAAAATTTAAAAGAAAAGCAACTAATACCGAAATAACATTGCTACAACAATATTTGATACAGTGGTGTGGACTTCAAAAATTCGACACACGTATGTTTAGAATACTTCGAAATGTTTTTAAATTTGGAGATGCATTTTTCATTAGAGATCCTGAAACTAAAAAATGGTTTTTTGTTGATCCTGCAAAAGTAACACGTATTATTGTAAATGAATCAGAAGGCAAGCGTCCTGAGCAATATTTTATTAAAGACATAAATTTAAATTTTGAAAGCCTTGTTGCTACAAAAATTAATATTACAAATACTACAACAACTGGAAGCGGAACAGGGTATTTTACTGGACAGTCAACCGGTCAACAAAGACCTGAACAAAGTAGCAGTAGATTTCAACAAGGTGACAACGAAGTTGCTATTAATGCAGACAATGTTATACATCTTAGTCTAAGTGAAGGTTTAGATAACAATTACCCATTTGGAAACAGTTTACTTGAAAGTATTTTTAAAGTTTACAAACAAAAAGAATTGCTCGAAGATGCTATCATTATCTATCGAGTACAACGTGCGCCAGAGCGCAGAGTATTCTACGTTGATGTGGGCAACATGCCATCACACCTTGCTATGCAATTTGTGGAACGTGTAAAAACGGAAATTCATCAAAGACGAATCCCATCGGCGACAGGTGGAGGAAAAAGTGTCATAGACAGTTCTTATAACCCTCTGTCAATTAACGAAGACTACTTTTTCCCACAAACTGCTGAAGGTAGAGGATCTAAAGTTGAAACACTACCAGGCGGTACTAACTTAGGCGAAATTGACGATTTAAAATATTTTACTAATAAACTTGTTAGAGGCTTACGTATTCCGAGTAGTTATCTACCAACAGCAGCAGACGATGGAAACGCCCAATTTAATGACGGTCGTGTAGGAACTGCGTACATACAAGAATTACGTTTTAATACATATTGCGAAAGATTACAAAGCCTAGTAGCAAATGTTTTTGATCAAGAATTTAAAAAATATATGATGGATGAAGGTGTTAATCTTGATGTATCAATGTTTGATCTTAAGTTTGAGCCACCACAAAACTTTGCAGCATATAGACAATCAGAACTAGATAACGCTCGTGTACCAACATATACACAAATGAGCGCTATACCTTATATTTCAAATAGATTTGCATTAAGCAGATTCCTTGGACTGTCAGATGCTGAAATTGCTGAGAATGAAAGATTGTGGCGAGAAGAGAACGAAGAAGAAATTACAATGCCGCAAGAAGATTCAGATGCAGCACTTCGAGGTGCAGGTGTATCAGGAGCTGGTATTAGTTCTGACTTAGGAGCAATAGATGCTGAAGCTCCAAATGATGACAGTATTGAAGGCGGCGAGGATACTCCACCTGACACTACTACAGTAGATGATCCTACAGGTGCAGATGCTGGAGCAACAACGGACCAAACGATATAAATAATAATATGATACTAAGAGAACTATATTACTTTGATAAAAACTCAGAAGAGCCTGTAATTGACAAGGCTTTCATTCCTAACGAAGAATCTTCTCGTAAGCGTTCTGATACACGAAAAACAAAGCTAACTCTTAAACAAATTAAAAAAGCAAGAATGTCAGCTGAGTTTAGTGAAGAAGAAAAAGCTAAAGAATTAGAATTTGTAAGACAAATGTACGGTATGGCTGCCAATGCTGAAGCAGCAATTTAAGTAATTAAATATATATTGTATGTCTAATGCATTTATGTTAGGTAACGGTAAGAGTCGCCTAGAATATAATATCACATCTTTAAAAAATTATGGAACTGTATACGGTTGCAATGCACTATACAGGGACTACATTCCTGATCATTTAGTTGCAGTTGATCCTCCTATGTTAAAAGAAATTGTTGATCAGGGAATACCTGAAAAAACTAATGTATGGTCAAATCCTAGAAAAGCAAATGAAAAATATAAAAATGTAAACTTTTTTAGACCAGGAAAAGGTTGGAGTAGCGGACCAACAGCATTATGGATGGCATGTGAACGTAAACATACTAAAATTTATATATTAGGTTTTGATTATGCTAGTATAGATAAAAAACTTAACAACGTATACGGATCAACAGACAATTATAAAGATAAGAATGCAGTATATACATTCTTTGGAAACTGGGAAAGACAGACTATGGAATGTATAACTTCTCACAATACTATAAAGTTTTATAGGATTTTGACAAAAAAATATACCTATATCCCAGATAAATTAGCACATATTTCTAATCTTAAACATATAAATATTGATGAATTTAAAGATAGTTTCCCACAGATCTAGCCAAATTTTATAAAATGGCCAGTTTTTAGCCTATTATCTGCCCCTTTCTGACAAAATTAGTAAATACTATATGACAGCAAAGCCATATTTGTGCTTATAGCACAAGTATAACCATTTATAGGAGAAACATTATGTCTGATCGCAATAAGTTCGAAGAAATGCTCGAACTACTTGTCAATGAAGACCGTGCAGCAGCAGAAAGTCTGTTTCACGAGCTAGTAGTTGAAAAATCAAGAAAAATATATGAAAATCTTTTAGAAGATGAATTAGACGAAGAAGAAGTTGACGAAGCAACTGATGAAGAAGTTGATGAAGCAACAGACGAAGAAGTCGACGAAGCAACTGATGAAGAAGTTGACGAATCATCTGAAGAAGTAGAAGAAGGATTCGACCTAGACGAATTTGAAGTAGAAGCTGACCCAATGGATATGGGTGGAGACCCAGCAGACGACATGATGGGTGACATCGAAGCAGACGACGACGAAGCAGACATGGGCGACGAAGACGAAGGCGACATGGAAGATCGTGTAGTTGATCTAGAAGATGCTCTAGATGAATTAAAAGCAGAATTTGAAAAAATGATGGATGGTGACGACGAAGGCGACGACGAAGGCGACATGGACATGGACATGGACATGGACGACGACGAAGCTGAAGAAGAATCATTTGCATTTGAAACAACTGACGAAGAAGTTGATGAAGCAACTGACGAAGAAGTAGACGAATCAGAAGAAGAAACTGATGAGTCAGCTAAATCAGCAGGCGAAACAATGCGTGAGTATGTAGAAAAAGTATCAGCTACAATGGGCGACAACGGTGACAACACCAAGTCAACAGTAGCAGGCGCAAACAATATGGGCGGAACAACAGCTAATATTGCAAAAGGTGGAGAAAGCAACACAGGCGGAACAGCCGGTGGATTAGCTAACCCAGCTACGTCAGAGGAATCAGCTGGTAACGTAAATGTACCAGGTGGTAAAGCATCGAAGTCAATGAAGGCACAGCCTAAAGGACACGGCGCTGAGAAAAAAGGATCCGGCGATAACGGTGCAAATACAAAAAGCACTATTGGATCTTAATTAGGAAATCTAGATGAGAAACTTACGAGAGCATTTGACATTCGATCAAGCTAAAATAGTTGTTGAGAACGCCAACGAAGGAAAAGACTTGTATATGAAGGGTATTTGTATACAAGGCGGTGTGCGCAATGCTAATCAGCGTGTGTATCCTGTAAATGAAATTGGCAGGGCTGTCAAAACTCTCAATGATCAAATAACTGGAGGATATAGTGTTCTCGGAGAAGTTGATCATCCTGAAGGACTAAACATTAACCTAGACCGCGTGAGTCATATGATCAGTGAATGCTGGATGGATGACAATAACGGTTATGGAAAATTAAAAATTTTACCAACCCCTATGGGACAACTAGTTAAAACAATGTTGGAAAGCGGAGTTAAACTAGGTGTTTCCAGTAGGGGCTCTGGTAACGTATCAGAAGACGGCAGTAATACCGTCTCAGATTTTGAAATTATAACAGTCGACGTTGTGGCGCAACCAAGTGCGCCCGGCGCTTACCCTACACCAATCTACGAGCATCTAATGAACGCTCGCGGTGGTATGAAGGCATACGAACTAGCACAGGCAACTAAAGAAGACTCAAAGGCACAAAAGTATCTAAAGGAATCGTTGATTAATATAATCAACAAGCTCCAATAACCAGGAGAAGGTAATGATTGATGCACTAAAAACACTATTTGAAAACGATGTAGTTAACGAAGAAGTTAGAGCTCAAATCGAAGAAGCATGGAATGCTAGGGTGAAAGAAAATCGCCTTGCTGCTACTGCTGAACTGCGTGAAGAATTTGCACAAAAGTACGAGCATGACAAATCTGTTATGATCGAATCTATTGATCAAATGCTTGAAGAAAGACTAAGCGCAGAAGTTGAGGAATTCGTAGAAGACCGTAAACAATTAGCAGAAGCAAAAGCAAAATATGCAGTTGCAATGCGTGAAAACGCAGATCTTATGAAAAACTTTGTAGTGGAGTCACTATCTAACGAAGTGAAAGAACTACATGATGATCAAAAGAATATTGCAGAAAACTTCGGTAAACTACAAGAATTTGTAGTTGAAGCACTAGCAAAAGAAATTGCAGAGTTCCATTCTGACAAGAAAGATCTTGCAGAAACAAAAGTGCGTTTAATTAGAGAAGCAAAATCACACTTTGAAAAGGTCAAAACAGCATTTATTACGAAGAGTGCTTCACTTGTTGAAAAAACAGTAAGTAAAACACTTTCGTCTGAAATTGGTCAGCTAAAAGAAGATATTGACGAAGCACGTAAAAACGACTTCGGACGTAAATTATTTGAAGCATTTGCATCAGAGTATAGCACTTCACATCTAAATGAGAAGAGCGAAACTGCAAAACTAATGAAAGTAATTGGTGTTAAAGACGCTCAATTATCAGAAGCAAAATCAGCAGCAGCTGAATCTGCCAAGATAGTTGAATCCAAAAACAAAGAGATTGCTACTATAGTTGAAACTGCACAAAGAAAAGACAGACTAAATGAGCTAACTGGTCCGCTATCAGCGAGTCAGAAAGACATTATGATGGATTTACTAGAAACAGTGAAAACATCCAAACTAAATGAAGCTTTTGACAAGTACTTACCGGCGGTAATAGATGGTAAGAGAACCTCAACAAAGCAAAAGGCTAAAATTACAGAAGGCACACAAATAACAGGCAATAGAGAAACAAAAAATGATATTAGTAATAAAGCAGATGATGGTAATGTATTAGACATTCGTCGTCTAGCTGGAATTTAAGAGGAGAAACCAATGTCAGAACTACTAGAAAGTCGCTGGCAGGAGACAAAAACTGCACTTCTTGAAGGCCTTCAGGGCAATAAGAAAAGCGTAATGGCAGCTACACTGGAAAATACACGTTCGTATTTGTCAGAATCAGCCACCGCTGGTGCAACTTCCGCCGGTAATGTTGCGACACTTAATCGTGTTATTCTTCCAGTTATTCGTCGTGTAATGCCGACAGTAATTGCAAATGAACTTGTTGGCGTACAGCCGATGACAGGTCCAGTGGGTCAGATCCACACACTACGAGTACGTTATGCTGATGGCGACAACGGCGCAGCGGCAGGTGAAGAGGCTCTAAGCCCATTCAAAATTGCCGAAGCATACTCAGGCGCAGCTGGTACTAATGCTGCTCCAAGTGCAACGGCAGCAATGGAAGGTACAGCTGGAAACAGAATGTCCATCCAAATCTTGAAACAAACTGTGGAAGCAAAGTCACGCAAGCTATCAGCTCGCTGGACATTCGAAGCAGCTCAAGATGCACAGTCTATGCACGGCATCGATGTTGAAGCAGAAATTATGGCAGCTCTTGCACAAGAGATTACTGCTGAGATTGACCAAGAGATTCTATCAAGTTTAGATTCGCTTGCAGGCAACAACATTGAAGTATATGACCAATCTGCAGTAAGTGGTACTGCTACATTCGTTGGTGACGAACATGCTGCATTAGCTGTTCAAATCAACCGTGTTGCAAATATCATTGCACAGCGCACACGTCGTGGCGCAGGTAACTGGGCAGTTGTAAGTCCATTAGCACTTACAATCCTACAATCTGCAACTACAAGTGCGTTTGCTCGTACAACTGAAGGTTCGTTCGAAGCACCAACTAACACTAAAATGGTTGGTACATTGAACAACGCTATGAAAGTATATGTAAACACATATGCAGCAGATAGTTCAGCAGTACTAGTTGGCTATAAAGGCTCAAGTGAATCAGATGCAGCGGCATTCTATTGCCCATACATCCCACTAATGAGCTCAGGAGTTGTACTTGATCCAGGCACATTCGAACCAGTTGTGAGCTTCATGACACGTTACGGATATGTTGAGTTATCAAACACAGCATCGTCTCTAGGCAATGCAGCTGATTACTTAGGCAAAGTTGGAATTACCAACGGCGCAGTAACATTCAGCTAAGTTATAACTGTTTAATAAAAAAGGCGCTACGGCGCCTTTTTTTACGACTTAATTTATTTTTTCCCAGGTATTAAATTCTTCAATTGTAATGTCTGTTGACCTTACTCTTTGTTGTCCCGAGTGCCAAAGTCTTACTTCATTAGAAACAGTGTCTTTTACAGGATGGTCAGTTAAACCGTATCTATCGTCATCGATTGGTATATCGGCCCATGTAATAATTTTAAACCGCATTTTTTTCTCCTTTTTTTATAAAAAGTGGTTGACATTATATTTATTATCTGTTATAGTTAATATATAAGCTAGACGACGGTTTAGATTAGATAGTGCAAGGAAATGTCGTTTCGTAAGGACGATAACTTGGCTAGTAGCTGTAGTGGCAGCACATGAGCGTGGAGACACGAAG